AGATTCAGACAGTACCAGCAGAGGCAATATATAAGGGTACATTCATCAGCATTCAAGGCAGTAAGTACTTGAGTCTTCGCATTAAGCAGCTATATGTTTACAATGCAGGCTCTGTAACCGTTAATGCAGTTCCTTTTGCCATTATCCAGACTCAGAATGCAGAAGTACTTTACTCGGGTACTTATGACATGCAGCCGGGCATGAACTATATACCTATCAATCAGGAGTTCTTCTCTGACTTCGATAAGGTCAATATCATGGCTGTAGTTGATTGCACAAACCTAGACACTACCTATGGCATGTTCTCCGATTATGGATGGCAGCAGATGGACTTAGAGTGTGCATCTAGATTCAGCTACCTATGGCGCAATGGCTGGAGCATCTTTCCGGTTACTGCTCCGCTAGGCTATAGCCTAGGAGACTCATGGAGTCAGGACAATAGCCAATCAGGGGTTTACCTTGATGCGCAACTATTGTGCAGCCTTGATAGCTTTATCTGTGGACAGAAAGAGTTCTTGACTGATGCATGGGCCAATATACTAGCCTATCATGTACTCTGGCAGAAGGTCAGCAGCAGCCGTAGCAACTACTTCGCTCAGAGTAACCGAGATTACACAGAGAGAGCAATGGCTACTTACCTAGAAGGCTATACTCAGAGTTTGGCAATCTGGGCAAGGCAGCTTAACCTGAGAGGTGAAGGCCTGTGCTTTGACTGTGACAATGCAGGGCTTATTCAACAAGGCTTTGTAAGGCCTTAATCCAATTGCGGAGGGTGCGCAAAGCAGACATTCTTAAAGGCTCTCCTGCGCCTCTGTACTTGTCCTCCGTTTGATTGATTGGTGGCAGAAGTATTGCCTTCTATTGTTTCAAAGAAGTTGTCATCAATCTTTTTGACAAAAATGCCTGTGTGATCCCATCTTCCGTTATTATCCCAGTCAAAGAAAACTATGTCTCCTGGTACTGGGTTAGTGGTCATGCGCTTGGTTTTTGTGAAGTGAGCTACTCCGGTCATACATCCGGCATAACCTTTTTTGAAGCCTATAGGCCCAAGGTTTAGGCCAGCCTTGTCATAGCACCAACTCACGAAGATTGCGCACCAGGCAACACCATCAAGGCCAAACCACTTACCATACTTGGTCTTATTGGAATTGGCAGGAGATTCAACTGTGCCAACTTCCTTAGAAGCTACTTCAATTACTTTTAATCCTTTCATCATGGCAAAGGTACTCCATGCTCCTCACATTTGTCTATTAGAAATTGCCTTACTAAGTCTGTGCTAAACTCCTCATTGCTCCAACCTTTGTCATGCGCTCTGAGCAATTGTCTGAGATCAAAAAGGATGGAGTGATACTTCCATCCATTGAGGGCAATCATATATGCCTCCTCATCTTCGCTTGTGAATCTAAGTGTTACTTCCATAGTTTTAAAAATTGCACAATCCTACGGCAATTGTTCTTTTTTGCCGTATAAAGGTGCGCATAGCCACGAGTTATGTGCAATTTATTTGAATGACTTATCATACCTTATCGGGTATAATTATATTTAATGAATGAGATATCATACACATACACTCAAACCGTTTTTATTTTGAGTTATATGTTTTCTCATAATACTCCTTAGACCTTTCAAACCCTCTGAACGCAAGGTTCATGGCTATGTAAGCGTCATCATAGGCATCAATGATTTGGTACTTCTCCATGTCCTTAGCCTCCTCAAGAATGGATTGCCAAGTGAGTTTGTCCTTTGGCTCTTCCCATAGCTTTTGGAATAGCCAGTCAACTGCGGTTTGGGTCTTCTCCATAGGTTTTATGGTAATATTCTTCTGCTTCTGGCTCATAAAATTTATAATCTAATGGGTCAATAAAACTTTCTTGCCAAGCGTTTACCCATGCATTTTTTATCTGCTCCTTCTCCATTGCTTTTGCTTTGGAGAATAACCCAAGTTCATTTATGCCATAATTTTGTAAAGCAATAAATTCTTCCTCAAGCCACTCAACTGCCGTTTGGGTCTTCTCCATACTTTCCAAAGTTATATCCTTCACTATAAGCCTTTTCTATTTGTTCCTTTTCCATTGCCTTGGCTTTTTCAATCCATTCATGTGTTGGAATCCACATATACATTGGACTTTTTATTTGCTTAATTAGCCACTCAACTGCCGTTTGTTTACTCTCCATAGGTTTTCTCATAATAAGTGTCAAAGTCATCAGGAATGCGCTCAGAGGCATCAAGAATATCTCCTTTGCTTAATTGGTAGATGTAAGCGCATCTTTTATACCCTTCTCTGTAGGCAGCGCACAATTCCTCTTCATGCATCTCCATTGCCTCTCTAATATCATTCAATTGTAGGATGCCATTATGCTCAATCATTTTGTCAAGCATCCATTGTACCACCGTTATTCGTTGCATATTCGTATCTATTCGTATCTATTCGTATCACTTTAACACATCGTTGAAACCGACAAGGTGTTAGTTACTTATCCTAATTTTCTGTCGCAAAAGTTGCCAATATTTGCGACACAACCCGTTACAATTTGTCACAGTTTGCTCAAATGCTCAGAGTAAATGATATTAGCCCAATACTCTGCCCATGACACAATCTCTTCCTCATTGTCAAGGTCATAGTTGTAGATCAATAGCCCCATGTGTACTGTCTCATGCATGATGGTAGTTATATCTCTGTAATCTCCATGCATCCGGTGCATATTTAGAAACACATAGGGCAGGTCATCAGGAATTGGTGATAGGTTAGCCATGCCCCAGATGTAGACTCCTTCAGTACCTGGTTTCAATGGCTCTGGATAGTTAAGGCATTCGGTCAGGCTTAATCCATGCAGCTCTTCAACTTGGAAATAGTCGAATAGACTTCTTGAGTTATCTCCCAGTAAAAGCTGGAACTTGTCATACTTTACAACCTTCATAGCCTTTCAATTATGCGTTTTAAATACCACAATGCTTTTTCCAAGTCTTCCTTTTTCTGCCCTTTCTTCCCTGCTCTGGATATGTATTTAATGACATTGCCAAGGTGGAAGTCAAGCTCCCAAGCTTCAATGACCTTGATAGCCTCATAAGTGTTGTCTTCTCCTCCATAGTGCTGAGGGTGATTCACTGACTCAGCCTCTGGCTGCCTTTCTATGTATGCATTAATTATGCTTCCCATTGTTCTTGATTAACTAATTGAATTAAGTTTTTGATAAAGTTAAGCATGTCAATGCAGCCCTTGAAGTAGAATTGCTCATTGTCTCCGCATACCTTCAGCAGTTCTGATCTAGTTGCAAGCTCTCGGTCAATAACCTTAAGAAGCTTCTCTCTTTGACTTAATTTCATGCTGCTTTAATGAGTTAAGGTATCCAATATGCTTGACAAAGCCCCGGCATAAGGTAGCATTCTTAAAGCCTAATCTGCGATAGTAGGCATTGAATTGCTCCTCCGATTGCGAATGGTTGCCATTATTCCAAGTGCAGAAGTCAGAGAAGTGTCCAGCCATGCGATAGTCTGAGAGCCTTCTTAGACCTGGATTCCAACTGAATCCATGCCAAATCCTTCTGTAGCCAACAGCCAACTCTTGAAACCTGATGTTGTCTTTGGTCAATCTCTGACCATTCAACACAGGGTGACCATTGCGGTCTGATGGATGCCTTAGCCAGACTGTATAGATGTCTTTGTCATGCTGAAGCACCGAAAGCGAGTCTTTAATAAATCCTTCCTGATAAAACTCCCAGTCATCTTCGCAATGGAATATGTAAGGAGTCTGGACTTGGCAGTAGAGCGTATCTATTGCATGAACCTGACCTTTATAGTGTGAGTAAGTCCACTTGGCACTTATCTTCCAATGCCTCATCAGAAATCGGTTCAGCTCAATTGCTAATGATGCTGGCACTTGGCCTGAGTCCTCATGTATGAGAAACTCATAAGGAGCAGGGCCATCCCAATAACTAACTAGGCTGCTTATTGTTTTCTCAAGCAAGTCAAACCTTCCGCAAGAGGTCAGGCAGATTGTGATTGCATCATCCGACATACATGTAGATTTTATAGGCTATGATTAGCATTATAATTCCGAAAAGAAAAATGGCTATTGTTTGAAGGATCGCCTCTTTTAGCCAGTTGTTGTTGTCATCTTCGAGCATCATACAAAGTACTTATTATCAATGCAAGTTACTTTACTTCCCGGTTCATAGTCCTTGAAATTGCTATGATTCCACATCTGCATCTGAGTCTCATAGACTTCCCGATTAATATAGATGCCATAGATAATGTAGTCAAATGGATGTTTACTTAATCGATAACTCATGCAGTAACCCGGCTCTTCATTGTCTCCTGGTATGCTATAAACCATGACTCTGCCACCGAACTTGTTTACCATCTCATTGATGTCTTGAATCTTGCCTACCATATCTACGCTTATGCTATTCGGGTAGGAGTTAATCTTCACATTGCCTCTGATCATGTTATTATTTGGTTTAAATGTTAAATTTGTGAGCGCAATATTAACCTTAGTTTGATAAGTGCAAAAAATATTTGAAAAAAGTTGATTATGCCAGTCTATGACTCAACCTCTGCCTTCCTAAAGCAACAACTCCAGAACTTTGAAGATGCCTCCGTAGCTGACAAGGTGCTAAGGGCTGCTGCTCTTTATGCTGCTCCGGCAGTTAGTGATAGGGTTCAGCAGGATGGTAAAAAGTCTGATGGCACTGACCTTCCTCCTTATGACTCTGGCAAGTCATTCAGCATCAGCAGCCCAATAGGTCGCAGATTCGGTGATATAGCTAACAAAAAGCAGAAAAAAGCCTTCGGTAATAGTGACTCCTTTGGAAGCTATAAAGAGTTTAGGCAGAAACTAGGGCTTCAGACTGCCTACATGGACTTAACCTTAACCGGGGCAATGTGGGGTAGTTGGATGCCTATACCAATAAGCAACAAAGCCTATGGTGTTACCTTCGTAACCTTTGAACAGGCTAAGATTGCTGGCTTTTTAGAAGAGCGATTTGGCCCTATTTTTGAATTGACCAATGAAGAGCTGGATCAGAGCTTAAAAATTATCAATAGATTAGCAATCCAATACTTGAAGAGATGAAGCTCACAAAGGTAACTGTTGAGTCAGCAATTAAGGACTTATGCACAAACATAGGCGAGAGCTTTGTGTCTTCTGGTATAAAAAGCTATGGAGAGGCAGTAGAGTCTATCCTTAAAAACTCAGGAGCTAACTATGTGACAATTGATGGCAGCCAGTATTGCGCAATTGATGACACTTATAACCTGGTTATCTTCCTTGTCCGGGAGTCGGCCTCAGTAGAGGCTACTCCAGCCGGAGGCAGAGCATCAAGCCTACTCAGGACAGTCAACTTTAAATTAGTCGCAAACTCTAAAATATCTAGTGCAGAATTTGCACTAACTACTTTAATTAATAGAACTAAAGGTATCACCTACCAAGGTACAGGTTATGACTCAAAAGCAATCGCAAGGCAATACTTCGGCATCCAAGAACACAACTTTGAGACATCGTTCTTCACGATCGACTTTCAAGTCACAGAAAGGATTAGCTGTGAGGTTTCCTGTTGATGCCATTTTTTTCATTAGCCTACCTAAAGCTGCCTTAAGGCGAAAAAAGCTTATCGAGTATTGCCGAGCTATTAACCTTACCGATAAATTCGGGCATGAGCCTGTATGGGTCGAGGCTAGCGATGGCAATAAAGTCTTTCACAAGGTTGATAATAGCCTAAAGAAAGCTCA